AGCTACGCAGTCCTCGAAAGAATCGGTCGAGCAAACGCCCTCCGCCCTCAAAACCCGAAAGCACCTCAAGAAAGTCCTGCAGTCCAAGCAGTGAGACAGAAAGAGGGTTTGTTTAAGGAGTTGGGTTGGCCTAGTCGTGGGTCGAATGAAGAGGAAGTAAGTTTGTTGTATCAGGCTGGTCGGTTCAAACCCGGTCCAGCCCCCCCCCGTCAAGAAAAGGAACGAGTTCTGTTGAAAGTATGGGAGACCTACCCCAGGACTTTAGTACCCTTTGGCTTTCATCAGGCCAAGGTTGTGATCACCCGCAGCCAGGTCTTGACGGCTCTGGAAAGCGTTAAACGGGATAGCAGCCCCGGGTTCCCCCTGGGGACCATGTTCCAAACTAAGGGCAAACTCATCGACGAGCAGTTGGACTTGTTGGTGGCTAGTGTCCTTGGGAGGTTGGAGCTGCTGAACCAAGACGAAATTCCAGAAACACCTTGGGAGCTTGTGAAAGGTGGATTCGTGGACCCGGTCCGCGTTTTCGTCAAGAACGAGCCCCACCCCACCGATAAAATCGCGTCGGGGAGACTGAGGTTAATCTCCTCGGTTTCCATTGTGGATGAGGTCATTGAAAGGCTGTTATGTGCGGACCAGAACGAACGGGAGATTGGCTCCTGGAAGACTTGTCCGTCTAAGCCTGGCATTGGCTTTACCCCCGACATGATGAGAGACCTGGTCTTGGACGTGAAAAGGAGGAGGAAAGGGAAACCTCTCCTCGAAACTGACATGTCTGGCTGGGACTGGAGTGTGCCTGAGTGGCTGCTCCGGTGGGAAGCCAGTGCTCGGATTCTCTTGTGCCAAGCGAAGAGAGGCATGAGTTTTATCCGAGTGCTGCACAACAGGATGAAGTGCCTGTGCCGCTCCGTGTTTATAACCTCAGACGGGAGGATGTTCGCACAGAAGCAGTACGGGATTATGAAGTCGGGTTCATACCTGACTTCTTCGTCCAACTCAAGGTGTAGGGTGATGATGGCGTACCTATCGGGCGCCGAGTGGTGCGTGTCTATGGGAGATGATGCCTTAGAGGCTATCTCCTCGGCCAATTACGAGAAGTGGGGATTCAAGGTGAAGTTCAAGGAGGTGAAAACCTCCGAGTACGAATTTTGTTCTCACCTCTACTCGGAACGGACGGGGATGGCTCATCCTAAGAACTGGGAGAAGATCTTGTATCGACTTTTGTCTGAAAAGCCTAAGGTCGAACTGCTCTGCCAGTTCTTGGAAGAGCTCAAATATTCTCCCCAGCTCGAGTACTGCAAGGCTGTCATTCGTGGGAGCGGTTGGGTCCCACATTTGAACCGAGAAAAGAACAATGGCGAACAAGAAGAAGAAAGTCGCCAAC